GGAGATGTGGTAGATATGGAATCTTATGCTCTAGCAAAAGTATGTAAGTTATATGATGTACCATTTATATCGTTTAAATATATTACAGATACAGCTGATCCAGATGCTAGTAATGATTGGGAAGAGAATGTTGGAAAAGGTATTGTAGAATTTAAGAAAAAAGTGCTTGACTATTTACCAAAATCTTCGTAAATTAATTACAATTAAAATAAAGGATAAACCATGAATGATATAGGAATGATTATTTACTTAAATCTACCACCAATTGCTTTTACCGTTTTTGTATTTTACGCATTTGTAAAGTATATTTACGAGGATGGTAAAAAGAGGGCTGGAAGATAATGACATATCGAGAATATAAACCAACTTGGTTAAAACAAAAGATATCTGTGGATTTATATGGTAGGGATTTTAATCTATCTGATGTACCAATGACTATAATGACACGAGAAGATGCCTACAACAAACGAAGATTAACCGAAGAACAAGTAGATGATATTTATGAAAAATGGATTTTAGAACAAGAGGAGTTACATAATGCCGAAAAATAAAAATCAAACTCAATGGAAAGGTTATGGTGAATACACATACCTTGAGGGTGTAGGTAAAGATGCTAAACCTGTAAAGTTTTTAGCACGAAATGATGAAGATGCACAACTATATGTAAAGAAAGTTGGTGCAACTTCTTGGATGAAACCAGATACCTTAGACAAGGTAGGTGATGAGTAAATACTACTACGAGAAAAGTGGTATCATTGATTCTAAAATCAATATCACTTATCACGAGTTGTTCCTAAAAACTGATGAAGAACTTGACGAGTGGATTGAAGAAGCTCGTCAGTTCATCATTGAGGATTGGGATGAGCGTGGTACACCACCGATGGTTGGTCAGAACATTGACCAGATAATTAGTTCATTCAAGAAACTCAGAGAGTATGACATACATGGTTTCATAGAAAAAGCTGACGATGGTCAAAGGAATGTAATTAAGAACTTTAATAAGTTTGCTAATGGTGTCAACCAATTCTTCCCAACTATGATGAAAACTCGTATTGGAGATACTGGTGATGTTGGACTTAACTCAATCTATGATAGAATTAAAGAGGACTCAAATAAAGACCTTTTCTTTAGGTCTATGAGAAGGGGAGTTCGTAGAGATTCCATGTATAGTTTCAGTAAATCTGTATCTTTAGATAGAAAAGAAAATGATAAGGGTGGACTACCATATTGGAACGAAGAGTCAGCATTAGAGTGGTTAGAATATTATCACGACAATAAATTAAAATTTAAAGATATCCGTTTATGGATTTCTAAGTCTCACAAGGAAGAGTATCTTAAACAATATGTGACTTTATCTTCTGATGATATAAAGTATGCTTATGATAAGGGATTAATTACTGATGAGATGGTTACCAATTTATGGTGCCCCACGTTAAAAAAGTTGATGTCTGTTGAAGATTTAGATGACCATGTTTCTACGAAGGGTGGTAAACTAAAGAGAAATGTTTTTATGATTAGATACTATAATATTCATAGGAAACTATTCCCATCAGCATTTCAGATATTCAGATTGAGTTTGAACTCACAACCAGCAGTTAACTTCCCCCCACTTACTGCTAGATTATTATATGAAAAATATACAGACCATATCAAACAAGACGAACCACTAAACATTTACGACCCGTCAAGTGGTTGGGGTGGTAGGATTCTTGGTGCTATGGCTTCCAAGAAGAGAATACATTATATCGGAACAGACCCGAATACTGATAATTACATAGATGAGATAGGTAAGTCAAGATACGAATATGTTGCTGACTTTTTCAATGAACATGGATTAGAAACAAATATGTTTTGGGAAGAACAGAAAAACACTTATCATTATTTCCAAATAGGTTCTGAACATGTTGGTGACCATCCAGACTACCAACAATATAAAGGTAAGTTGGATATGGTATTTACTTCACCACCTTACTTTGATAGGGAACAATATTCAGATGATGATGAACAATCATTTAAGGCCTATCCGATGTACTCTGATTGGAGAGATAACTTTCTTAAACCAACATTGACAAATGCTTACGAGAGTCTAAGGTCAGATAGATATTTACTTTGGAACATCGCTGATATTAAGATAGGTAAAGATACCTTTCATCCATTGGAACAAGACTCTATTGATATTATTGAATCACTTGGTGGTAAATATCAAGGTAAGTTGAAGATGTTAATGGCATCTATGGTTGGTGTTGACCAATCTAACGTCAAAAACAAAGTTGATGTCAATGGAGTTACTGTAAAATATGAACCAATATTTATCTTCCATAAACCTTAGTGGATATATTAGATTATAAATTAGACGAGATAGATTACGAGGTAGACTTACCAAAACCAGTGGTAAAAGAACATGGTGGTTTTTGGGTTGTTCGTGATGACCTACTCGATGGTGGTACAAAGAGACGGGCATTTACTGTTTATGTCAAAAACAAACCTGATGTAGAGGAGTTTGTTTATGCTTCACCAAGACAAGGATATGCTCAGTTATCACTAGCATATGCTTGTAAAGATATGGGTAGGAAGTGTACGGTAACTGTTCCACAAGGGAAGAGATATTGGTTGACAGATGCGGCTGAAGAGTTGGGTTGTAATATAATAGAAGTTCCAATGGGGTTTCTAACTAACATACAGGCAAAGGCTAAAAGGTATTGTTTAGATAATGATGCTCATCTAATTCCATTTGGTGGTGACCATCCGATAATAGTTGAAAGTATGAGGAGAGTTGCTTTAAGTCTTGGTATTAGACCAAAAGAAGTTTGGACTGTTATGAGTAGTGGAGTATTGAGTCGTGGTTTACAAGGTGCTTGGCCTGAAGCAAAAATTTATGGTGTTCAAATAGGACATAACACAACATTACATGAAATGGGTAGAGCTGAATGTTTTCGTTCTGAGTATAAATTTCAACAAGAATGTAAAGAACCAGAAAGACCACCATTTCCAAGTTCATTAACTTACGATAGTAAGGCTTGGAAATTTATGAATGAACATGCAAGTAAAAACTCTTTATTTTGGAACGTAGGAAAATGAACGATTATTTTAGTTATAACAAAGAAGTAAAATTACAGAAAACAATTAGGATATTAGTCTATCCAAATATAACTTATTTGAAGGACTTAAAGAAAGATAGTTACATACAGGCAATAAAAAGTCAGATATCCGTATTGAATGATATACGAGATGACTTATGGTTCTATCTGATTTTACCTGAACCCGTTGAGGATTTAGATTTCAAAAATGTGAGTCAACATTTCATGGATTTTCCATCTTACATACCAGCGATGAGGGTTCATTTTAACACCTTTGATTTTTATAAAAACGTGAGTAAAAAGTTTGACTTTGATTTGGTAATGTCTCATTTGCCAGAACATACTCATCAAATCAAAAATATGTTCTTTAACAAGACACACCATTGGCCAAACTTATTTGGATATTGTCATTGGTTTGACTTTAAAAATACAGCAACATGGGAAGTCAGTTCGTTTAATCAAAATATAACTGGTCTATTGGAGTATGATAGATGTTATCTAAACACCGAGTATCAGAAACAACTGGTATTGACAGAGATGAAGGATACATTCAATCAAGATACCATAGATAAAGTAGATGAGATATTGCGGGTTCAGTATCTTGGTGTGAAAGAATCCGATATACTTGAAAAGACAAATGAAAATACTGATAAAATAATTGTATTTAATCACAGACCAGAAGAATATAAAGACTTCAATAATTTCATGTCCATAGTAGACGAGTTAAGAGAGCAAAGACAAGATTTCAAGGTGTGGATACCACTATTAAATAAACCTAACAGAGATTATGTTATTACTGATAAATTTGAGAAGGCTGGTTATTACGAAAAGTTAAGTAAGTGTCGTGTTGGATTGTCACCTAAACAAAAGTATGGTGGGTGGAGTGTTGCTACAACCGATGGTTTGATGAATGGAACACCTTATATTATGTATGATGAACTATATTATAAGGAACTGCAATCTAATGCTGAGTTTTTTAAGACAAATGGTCAAGCTGTAGATTTGTTAAACAAATACTTGGATGACAACAATCACAGAAATGAGATGGGTAAGAGAGGATTAGATTGGATGAGAGACAACTTGTTGTTTAAAGATAGTATGAAAGAAATGTCAGACTATATAGATAATCTTGTAGATGACTTACCAACTCTGAAAAAGTCAACAAGGATAGAAGATATAAAAGAAATGATAAGGCAATCTCATGGTATTACCAAAGGAGAATTAATACAAAAACTAAAGTGGGGTGGTGGTATAACTTGGACGCCATACAGAAGGGCACTCATGGCAGACTCGAATATCTATGATGCTTGTGACGCCACACCCACTTATCATTGGAGTGAAGATGATTGATAAAATTTATATACCCACGTTTCGTAGAGTGAATGACCAAACTACCTTTGATGGTTTGCCAGATGAGTATAAAGAAAAGGTAGTTATGGTAGTTCAAGAACAAGAGAGGGATGAGTACAAATATGACGTGGAATATTTGGTAGTTGGTGACAATATTGGTATCGCTAAAACAAGAGAGTTAATCTGTAGAGATGCGGGTAATAAGAGATTTTACATGTTAGATGACCAACTTGTTATTCAGAGAAGAAATGCTAAATATTTTGGTGATGAGTCAAATATGGATACTGCTAAAAGAGTGTGTACAAAAGAAGACTTAGATGATATGTTCACTCTGTTTCATGGTTGGATGGATGATGAAAATATAATGCACATTGGACATAAAGCATCAGCGATGCCACCTGGCAAACGATACTTAGAAAACCAAGCTATTACACAGGCGACCATGATAGATGGTAGAGAACTTTCAAAGTTTATCGATGACATAAAGTGGGACTTGTGTTATTTGGGTTCAGATAGTAGATTTACGTTAGATTGTTTGGTTAACGGATACAAGAACAGAATATCAGATGAGTTCTGTCACCTTAAACAAGGTATGTGGGCGCCTGGTGGTTGTCAAAGTAGTGGTAGAACCGTAGAGATGTGGGAAAAAGAACACATGAAATTGATGGACTATTATCCTGAGTTCGTTTACATACACAACGATAAGATGAAACCTTGGGGTAAATATGCTGACAACTTTGGTGAGTTCGTTGAATTCAGATATAAATGGAAAGATGCGTACACTTCATCTAAAAATATAACCCATGATTTTTTCTAAAAAAAGACTTGACATTTATTTCAAAGTACTGTATATTAAACTAATTATAAATTATTAAACATAAAGGAAAACAATGAAGAAGATAAAACTCATAAAAAGAAAAGTAAAGGGTTACGATAGATATTTCGCAAATCCAAGAGATTTGATTCCTCGTAAGATGAATAAAGATATATATACTAACGAGGATGAAGAAAAGAGAACCCAACATAGTATCGCTGAAGATTATAAGAAAAAAGGCAAAGATGGTTTAGTACCAAATGAACAACCAATAATGATATGGCCTGATGGAACTATAGACGCTGGTCATACTAGAAGAGAAGGTGCTATAATTGCTGATGTTGAAGAAGTTTGGGTTGTAATCACAGACAAACCAAAATCAGATCCTGATAAACCATATTCAGAGATACAATCTGTAACTTCATCTAACATATATCGTAAGATGACACCATCTGTGAAACTACAAGAGTACACTCTTTCAGAAAAAGCTTATTATGATGAGTATGGTATCAACAGACCAAAGAAAGAAAGAGATGAACACATAAAAAAACTTGACACTTGTAAACAAACCTTAGACCAATTAGCCGTAATTAAGAGGGAAAAGCCTGAGTTGTTATCTAAAATTGATAATCAAGAGATGTCAATAAAAGGTGCTTACGATGATGCGATGGGTGTCAATAAAACTAAAGTATATTCTTCACCTAACCTAAAAAGAGATTGGAATGAAATTTATACTGGTGATATATTTACCACAATAATGAATCGGATATACAATACTCTACAGAGAACACTCGGTATTGATACGATGATAAATGGAGAGGAATTTTATCCATTCCGAGAGTTTACTACTGCGTCTATCTCTGCTATATTGTCACATTTGACCGAACATATTGGTGCTGAGGTTTTACGAAGTGAGGGACATGATGTAACTGCCGCTGGTGGTGACAATTCTGATCCTGATATTCGTCATAACGACATAGATGATAGAGTAGAAATCAAGGTGACTAAATTTGATGGTTCACAAACTAAGTGGAAGAGTGGACGGGCAATTCGTGAGGGACAATATATTTTGATATCTTATAGTCAAGAGTTAGATAGGTATTTTGTTTTATTCACACAATTGTTAGAGAAAGACTTTACAAAGTCTGGTAGTGGTATCATGTCTGGTCATGTGATAAAGATTAAAGATGTATATGAAAATCACAAAGATAGTTTTAAAGAAGTTTACGGAGAAGTATACGAAGATAGAGGTAAAATAGTAGTCACTATGGAGAAAATCAAATGAAAGAACTAACACCTGAACAAATCCAAGAGAATTGGAATAAACTTAGAAGTCTAATCAACGACACATTCGCTGGAGAAAGACTTGATAACTTAAACAAAATGTATGACTATTTTGAAGAGAGGATGTGTATCGCACCAGCAAGTGGTAAGGAACACTTCCATAACGCTCACGCTGGTGGTTATGTGGAACATGTCCTACATATAACTGATTTAGTAGTTCAGATATGGGATTTATGGGGTAAAAATGGTGCTACAATTGACGATTTTGATAAAGAAGAGTTAATATTTGCTGCCTTACATCATGACTTGGGTAAAGTTGGTGGTTTGGCTGAGGACTATTATGTACCAAACGAATCAGACTGGCATCGTAAGAATCAAGGGTTGATTTATAGACATAATCCTAATATTCAGTACATGACTGTAACTGATAGGGCAATTTGGTTATTACAACATTTTGATGTCAAGATGTCTGAAAATGAGTATCTTGGACTAAGATTAACCGATGGTATGTATGAAGAAGCTAATAAAGGTTACTATGTCAGTTACATGCCACATAAACAACTGAGGTCTAATATTGCTCACATATTACATCAGGCAGATATGATGGCTAGTAAAATAGAGTATGATGAGTGGAAACGAGGTGACCATGATATTAAAGTACAGAAGGAAGTGGTAACGAAAGAGAAAACTGAACAATCAAAAGCTGCTAATCAGGCATTCAAAGACCTATTCGGAGAGTAATTGTACTTAGATTACTTCGACAAGTTCAAGAACCAAGAACCATATCTTCACATCGATGAAAAAGAATGGACTTACATAAAGGATACATTCGAGAAGGATGATGTAAAGGAATCTCTGGCAAAAGTCGCTATGGACTATCCAATGCCGACTATGGAGATGACCGAAGAAGATTGTCGTAAGGATTTCAACAAGTTGAAAGGAACTTGGGTTTATGATATTCTTAAAGAAGGTGAATGGTTTGCTCGTTCCGAAGAGGGTTATGAGTGGCCTTTAACTTATAAGGGTGAACAATGGTACTTCGCTAGAAATAACATAGGTAACAAATCATCTAACTATTTCCAACAAGATAACAGATGGTCAGTAGATGGTTCAGTATCACCAGGTCCCAAACGAACTTGGGAGTCTGAAAAGTTCATGACATCTTTGATGGGTTCAGCATATAGTCTGAAACTACCAAAGATAGATAGGTCAGCATTAAGAGTAATGTTAGGACTTCGTAAGTACATCTGTAGTCAGTTCAAACCGAATGTGGCAAAAGCTCTATACGACTTATTTAAGGTCAAAAATGTTATGGACTTCTCGATGGGATGGGGAGATAGGTTAGCTGGTTTCTTTGCTAGTCAGAACACCGAGTTGTATGTTGGTGTCGATCCTCGTAAAGAGAACCATCCGATTTACAGAGAACAGGCTGATTACTACGAAGGTCAACTTACGATGTTTGAGTCGATGAAAAAGGTTGACTTCTATTGTGAGGCCGCTGAGGACTTTTACTATGATGGTTATGAAGATACATTTGATATTATATTTACATCACCACCTTATTTTAATGTGGAAAGATATAGTCATGATGATACTCAAAGTTGGGTTAGATATAAAGACATTGATAATTGGAATAATCAGTTTTTACATAGAGCCCTTGATAATATGTTACCGACTTTAAGAAGTGGTGGTAAGCTATGTGTCAATATATCAGACGTTTACGGAAATTCTAAGTGGTCAACTGAGAGGGGTTGGTCAAAGATTTGTGACCCGATGAATGAGTATCTTGACGAATTTAGAGATATGGAATATATTGGTTGTATAGGTATGGAAATGGCAAAACGACCAAATAGTGGTGGAGCTGGTACGGCAAGGGATAAGACACAATATAGTGAAGAGTCTTTAAAACTTGCAGAGGAAACAAAGGACAAAAGGTTCTGTGAACCAATTTGGATATGGGAAAAGAAATAGAACAAAGATTTAAAAAGTATTATAATATGGAGCCGTATATCAACATACCGCATGATGAGTGGCAATCCATACTCAAGGACTATGAGAAAGATGATATCATAGACGAGTTGGCAAAGGTGTTACATACCTACGAACCACCGATTCAGAAGATAACAGAAGAAGACACAATTGATGCTCTGAAAAAACTAAAATCAACTTGGTGGAATGATATCTTACTTGATGGTGTTTGGTTTCCAAGAAACGATACAAAGACAGATTACGACCTACGATTTGATGGAGAGTGGAAGTAT